GTATCAATTGCGGTAAACTAAAAGACTGATATCATTCACAAATGCCCGCCCCGAACGCCCGGCTTCCCCCAGCCGGGCGTTTTCTTTTGGATATCTCACGGCTTTTTTGCTAGTATTCTTCTGGCATGAAGTACATTTTTCTCTTGATAATTTTCATAATTTCAGTTGCCCGAGCCGATGAAACCTCGGAATGCATTTCTGAGTCGTTCGATCTATATCGCGATGTGAAATTTTCAGAATGCATGGATGACATTCTTGATAAGTGTAGCCGTGAATTTGGGTTGTGCGGGATGCAAATAGGGCTGATGTGCCGAGACGCCGTGCTGAAATTGGAGCCAACACTTCAAACGAGCGCAGCGAGGGATTGTGGCGCCTAATGAAAAAATTGACGGCGAAGCAAAAGAAATTCGTGGATCTCTTTGACGGCAACGCCACAGACGCCGCTCGGCAAGCTGGCTACAACGGCACCAATGAGACCCTCGGCGTGGTGGGTTTTGAGAACTTAAGAAAACCTAACGTGGCTGAAGCATTACGAAAACGCAATGAAAAAGAGATGAAACCGAAGATTGCGAATCGCCTGGAACGACAGATGTTTTGGACGGAAGTGATGCAGGGGAAAAAAGAAGCCATGATCTCCCGGCTGAAAGCTTCTGAACTTTTGGGCCGAAGCGAAGCTGACTTCACGGACAAGCAAGAAGCCACCGTCGCCGCTACTGTCACGCATACCACCGAAGACGAAGTGAAGGCGTTGCGTGCAAAAATCAAAAACGATTGCTAGGCCAGCACCGTCAGTAGAACAGATTCTCCGCAAGCTCGAATGCGAGGAGGATCATCTCTACTTCACGCGCTACTTCTTTCAATGCCGGCAATCGAATCGTTTTCGCGTGAACTGGCATCATCGTCTTATTTCAGATGCACTGCAGGACGTGATCGACGGCAAGCGGAAAAACATCGTGATCAACGTACCCCCCGGGAGTTCAAAGACTGAGATGGCCGTAATCAATTTCATCGCGCGCGGCCTTGCTATCAATCCACGCGCGCGCTTTCTGCACCTCTCCTACTCGGATGATTTGGCGCTTCTCAACTCGCAGACGGCGCGCGATCTCGTTCAGAGCGAGGAGTACCAAGCGCTTTGGCCGCTCGCGATTGCTGACGACAGCAAAGCAAAGAAGCGCTGGAATGTAATGGTTGACGGTAAGCCTGCTGGTGGAGTGTATGCTACATCGCTTGCTGGGCAGATCACCGGTTTCCGAGCTGGGCATATGGCTGACGGCTTTCAGGGAGCTATCATCATCGACGATCCGATGAAACCGGAAGACGCGTTCAGTAAGACAAAGCTCGATGCTGCGAATCGAAAGCTCCTTACCACAGTGCGTTCTCGTAAAGCAAATCCTGAAACACCCATCATCCTGATCATGCAGCGTATCGCTGAGGAAGATCCAACCGGCTTCGTTATGGCGGGGCACCTCGGGCGTGACTGGGAAAGAATTGTCATTCCTGCTATTATCAGTGGGTCCTACGTCGCGGGACTGCCTCTCAAATACCGGGATGATGTGCAGCGCGACGGACAGGAGCGTTTTAGTTACTGGCCATATAAAGAACCAATCGCAGAACTCCTCTCCATGGAGAAAGGCGAAGGAGAAAATCAAAGTGGCGCGCGCATCTCACGACACGTCTTCGCTTCTCAATATGATCAGCATCCTGTTGCGATCGGGGGTAACATCATTCGAGGTGAGTGGTTCAGAAGATATGCTACGCTACCACGGATCCGAAGGCGCAAGATTTTTGCCGATACGGCGCAGAAAACGAAGGAACGGAACGACTATTCGGTATTTGAGTGCTGGGGATTGGGCGAAGATAATTGCATATACCTTCTCGACATGATCAGGGGTAAGTGGGAGGCGCCCGAGTTAGAACGCCGCGCCATCGATTTCTGGGGAAAGCACAAAGCGTTTGATGCCGAGAAATTCGGGCAGCTCCTTGAGATGCAAGTGGAGGATAAATCATCAGGCACCGGGCTAGTGCAGAAGATCCGGCTCCTGAACCAAATCCCGATCAAGGGTGTTGAGCGCGTGAAAGATAAGCTGACGCGCGTAATGGATGTGGTAAGCTACCTTGAAATGAATATGGCAGCTATTCCGGAAGGCGCGCCATTCACGAATGATTTTGTAACTGAATGCGAAGCCTTCACCGCTGATGACACGCACGCGCACGATGACCAAATCGATCCAATGTGCGATGCTGTGGTAGATTTCCTGGCGGCGGCAAATAAACTCCGCGTGTGGGAGAGGATAATCGAATGAAAGCACCAGAACCGGCTCAGATTTTCATGACGACCGATAACGCCCCCCGCAAGGTGGAGGATGGATTCAAGAACTTCGCGGCGAAACTCGGAGTGAGTGCTCCCGGCGAAGACGGCGGCGAACAGAATCTCATCTCACACGGGCATTACCAGTTCAATCTACTTACCAGAAATAGGGTACAGCTCGAAGCCGCGTATCGCGGGTCGTGGATTGTCGGGAAGATGATTGACATCTTCGCTGAGGATATGACGCGCGCCGGAATCAAGATCAACACTGACGAAGGCGCCGAGCATCTCCAGGAGCTAGCTGCCTACATGTCGAGGCTAAAAATCTGGAAATCAATCGGCTCCACAATCAAGTGGGGCAAACTTTACGGGGGTGCATGTGGCGTCGTACAAATCAAAGGGCAATCGCCGGACAAACCGCTCGACCTTGAAACGATCGGCGAAGGGCAGTTCGAAGGTATCGTCGTCTACGATCGATGGCAGTTGTACCCCCTGCTTACAGAACTTATTGACAGCGGTCCAGACATGGGACTCCCCAAATATTACGATATTGTGCTCGGCTCCAACCTCAATGATCCAGGACGCGAACCTGGCGGCCAAATCACTACTCAAGCAACTGGGCGTGTCCGGGTACATCATTCACGTTGCCTCAGAATGATCGGGATCGAGCTGCCCTTCTGGCAAGCGATCACCGAGATGATGTGGGGCGAGTCAGTTATCGAGCGCATCTGGGACAGGCTCATCGCATTCGATGACGCCACCATGGCGACAGCCAATCTCATTAATCGCGCGCAGCTTCGCACGGTCGGCGTCGAATCGCTCAGGGAAATCTTCGCAGCAGGTGGGCAAGCTGAGGCTTCTCTCGTTACGCAGTTTGAGTACATGCGGAAGTTCCAGAGCAATGAAGGGCTGACGCTTCTTGACAAGAACGACACGTTCGCGAGCACCGCTTACAGCTTTGCCGGTCTGTCAGATGTGCTTACGCAGTTTGGGCAGCAAGTCTCGGGCGGAGTGGACATCCCATTGGTGAGATTATTCGGGCAATCGCCTGCAGGCATGAGCGCGACCGGTGAATCGGATATTCGGCAGTACTACGACGCTATCAACGCCCAGCAAGAATCGAATCTCAGAAACTTTGTCGAGACCATTTTGAAATTGATGTGGCCTTCCTGCTTTGGCAAGCCGCTCCCGAAAGATCTCACATTCACGTTCACGCCGCTTTGGCAGATGAGCGCGCTCGACAAAGCGACGATTGCGAAGACAAATACCGATACCATCTTGGAAGCGCACACGAGCGGGCTTGTTGATAGCGCGACCGGCATGCGGGAGCTTAAGCAGGCGTCGGGCGATAATGGGCTCTTCTCCCACATCACCGATGAGGCGATTGAGGAAGCCGAGAATGAGCCGCCTCCAATGCCGGGCGAAGCGGAAGAGCCGGGCGCCGCGACCGGCGATCCAGGCGAGGGCCCAACGAAGGCGAAAGATAGTGCGTGGAAAAAGATTCGTGATTGGCTGAAAGGTAAAGACGCGAAGACTATCGATCCAGGTGTAGAGGGCACCATGAAAGAATTCGCAAAGGGCACTTTGAAATCAAGCAGCGGGAAAAAGGTTACGAGCCAAAAGCAAGCGCTCGCCATCGGCTACAGCGAGGAGCGCCGTGGCAAATGAAAAGACTTATTCCGGCTCGGCGAGTCCCGACGTAGACCGTACCGAAGGTGATAACGATTCAAACTGTAAGCACCGAAAGAAAAAGGGCGCCGTAAAGAAACGTAGAAGGAAACCAAAATGTGGCAATAAAACCGAAACATTTTCGCCCGTCTCGAACCGCTGAGATAGCGTTCTCGAAAGCGCTACGTACTGTCGCGCGGGCGTCGGGCCATTTGGTGGAAACGCACGTCGACGGCGCCGAGCTTGAGCCGGGGCTTGTCCGCGCGCTCATCGCTTATTCGGACAAGCTTGAGCCATGGGCCCGCCGGCAGTCAAAGAAGATGCTGGAGACAGTGGCGAAAAGCAATCGCAAGGCTTACGTTAACAAAGCGCGTATTACCAAACAGTCTAAAGAAATCGGTAAGATTCTTAATAGTTCACTGTCGGAAAGCGGCGTCGACCGCGTGGCGGGCGCCCTTATGAACGAGCAAGTGGAGCTGATCAAGTCTCTTCCACTCCGAGCCGCAACGCGCGCGCAGCGTCTGGCGCAGACGGCCGTCATGGAGGGGACGCGGGCGAGCGAGATAGCTGAGGAGCTTGCGCGGTCGGGCGAGGTATCGGAAAGCAGCGCCGCGCTTATCGCGCGGACCGAGGTTGCCCGAGCAAATGCGTCAATTACTCAAGCGCGCGCGGCGGCGCTCGGCGCTGAGGCGTACATTTGGCGGACCACGATGGACGGCGCCGAGCGAGACTCGCACGCGAAAATGAACGGGAAATTCGTTAAATATTCTGAAGAACCAAAGCTTTCGGACGGGACCGTTGGTCATGCTGGCACGTTCCCTAACTGCAGGTGTTACCAAGATGTCCAGTTTGAGGATTAATTTACATTGTGTATTTCTAACAATCTGTCAATATATTTGACAAGGAGAAACCTTTTCCATGAATAAATTCACTGCATGGTATGGCGCAATCGCGGCCGTTTTCATTTCGGCTGTTGTTTACGCAGCCAATCCCACGCTCATCATCACCAATCAATTCGGCGAAACGTCGGCATTCCTGTATGGCAGCCTACCGCACCCCGCCATGGATAGCACAGATCGGGGGCCGAGCCGCTGGAAGTATCCGGTCAGTTCGAGATAGCGTGCCCGGCGGTCTGCGTGCCGCGCCACGCGGTGACCGCGCCCTCGAATAGGTCGCGCCGTTACTTGCTCGGCTGTCGAGCTCCCGGTCGACATCAAGGGCACCAGATCGAGTGTGAATTCAACTCCGCGGACCTGCACCGATACGGGATATTCGGTTCCGGTGCGTGGTGAACGCCAACGGCGGCGGGGGACGAAGCCGACCGTCGAAGCGAGCAGGATGACTCTGCAATCGGCGTGCCGTCTGTCCAGAACTTGTCGCCGCCTTTGTCCCGCACTTGGTGGCTGCCGTCGATGCCGAAGCCTCGCGGCGACCTTCGATATCGTCTCCGTCGCTGTGGGGAAGGTGTGTATGGCTGTTGTCGCCGATACCAGTTTGACCCGTATGCCGAAATTCGGCTGACCATCCAGATCGGGCCGCGAGTCGTTGCTGCCTGAGTCTTTTTTTGATCGATCGGCTGATCAGTCCAATGTCGGCATTCCCATAAATATTATGTCGGCGTCAACACCGTTCGAGAAACACTCCAACATAGAGGACAGCAACAATTCGTACTTCGCCTAGGCTGCGCTCGGCCAACCATCAGCACGGATTGAGTTGCCGCACACTCGAAAAGTTGACCATTCTTAAATATGTCAAACGACGGCTGCCTTTGGAGTTGCGAATTTCTTCACCCCGT